TTTGGTTGATCTTTTGATAATTTTTGTTGATCTTTTGGTTGATCTTTTGGTTGATCTTTTGGTTGATCTTTTGATAATTTTTGTTGATCTTTTGGTTGATCTTTTGATAATTTTTGTTGATCTTTTGGTTGATCTTTTGGTTGATCTTTTGGTTGATCTTTTGGTTGATCTTTAGGTTGATCTTTTGATAATTTAGGTTGATCTTTAAGTTGATCTTTTGTTAATTTAGGTTGATCTTTAGGTTGATCTTTTGTTAATTTAGGTTGATCTTTAGGTTGATCTTTTGTTAATTTAGGTTGATCTTTTGTTAATTTAGGTTTATCTTTAGGTTGATCTTTTGTTAATTTCTGTTGATCTTTAGGTTGATCTTTTGTTAATTTCTGTTGATCTTTAGGTTGATCTTTTGTTAATTTAGGTTGATCTTTTGTTTTATCTTTAATTTGATCCATTTTACTTTATTATATTTTAAACAAATTAAAACAATGAAAGAAGATTGTAAAGAACATTTTGAAACAATCATAAAAAATTATGAAAATAATATGGAATTAAATTATGTAAAAAAAACTAATAAAATTAAATTAATAATTAAAAAATTTATAATTGAAAATAAATTAATATTATATGGTGGAACTGCAATTAATTTATTATTACCAACAAGTAAAAAAATATATAAAAAAAACGAAAAAATATTTGATTATGATGTTTATAGCAATGATGCTTATAATTATGGTATAAAGTTAGTTGATTTACTTACAAAACATAAATATAAATATGTTCAATTAAGAGAAGCTGCATTTACCCAAAACACTTTTAAAATATTTGTAGAAAACTTACCAGTATTTGATATAACTAATTTATCTAAAGATAAATATGAAAAGTATTTAAATTTTATAAAAAAAAAAGAAGGAATGTTGGTAATAGGTCCGGAGGTATTGATATGTGATATGTGTGCTCAATTATCACAACCTCATATATCATATTTCCGTTTAAGTAAAACATATGAAAGATATAATTTATTTAATAGTATTTATGGTATAACAAAGTATAATAAAAAGAAAATAAAATTATTTGAACCAACAGAAGAAGAATATAATATTTTAAAATTATTATTAAGCGAATGTAAGCAAAAAGGATATCCAATATTGGGATATTATGGGTTACAATTATTAAATAATAAAAATGAATTTTATAGTATTAATAATGAGACTGCATATTTAAGTTTTTTTACAAAAGATATAAATAAAATAATAAAAAAATTAAAGAAATATGAAATAACTATAGAAAGAAATGAGAATTATATAACAATTATTTATAATAATAAAAATATATGTGATATATATGATAGTAGTGATTTATGTATATCATTTTGTAAAAAGAAAGGACTTAATGTATTAAGTATTTTTGGAATAAAATATTTTATTTATAATAATTTAATTACTAAAATTAAAAATATTGAAATTGATAGATTTATGATTAGTAATATAAATAAATATATAACAAATACGAATTGTATGGATAATTGTAAATTAAATTTAGAATGTTATGGTGACGGAAAACCTCCAGGATGGCAAATAATTAAATCAAGGTGGGATAATGGAATAGTTAAATATAAACCATCTTTGAAGAAACAATTAGATACTTATTTTAATAAGTAATATAAAAAATGAGAACATATTTTATTTCTAAAAATATAAAATGTGTTGTTTGATTAAATATAATAAAGAAATAATATTTTTATATTGGAAAAGTCATATAAATAATTATATAATAAAAACATTAAAAATAATAGATGATTTAGAAAATTTAGTACAAAAAAATATTTCAAATATTATATCACATAAAGATTTTTTAAATAATTGTAAAATAAAATTACAATTATTTAAAAATATAAAAGAAAATTATCTTTGTAATAAAAATATAAAATCAAGAAGAAAATATATATTAATACACAACTATAATTCAATTATAACAATAATAGAAAATCAAGATAAAATATATAGACTAAACACCTGTTGTAGTTGTAATAAACATAATAAATAATATAATAAATATTATAATAAATAATATAATAAATATTATATACCAAAGTCTTTTTATTTTTTCTATAAATGTTTCTGAATTACAGTGTGTTGCACCAGGAAAATTAGCTATAGTATCTGAAGGACACTGATCCGTAATAGGATAACAGTGATTATTTCCAATTTTATCATTAAAAGTATTTTTAGGACATTGAATACAATTATTATTTTCTTGAAATGTTCCAATAGGACAAGGATTACATTTATGATAATTATAATCATAAATGTAACCATCTTGACATTTATCGCAATTAAAATTATGATTCATATTTTTATTAAATGTTCCAGGTTGATCACAATGAATACAAGAAATAGTATTATCAGTATATTTATGATAATTAGCAAGTTTGTGATTATAATCACAAAATTCATCAGAAGGTCTTTCGCATTCATTATTTTTAAACATTTCTTGTGTACACAAGAAACATTTATCATTTTTATCATTATTAGCGATATAACCAGCAGGGCATTTAGAACATTTAAACATATTTTTAGATCTAAAATGATCTTCACCGCAAACAAAACATTGTGGTCCTTGTTTAATTTGTGATGAAGGATAACTAGTTTTAGCAGTATTAATCCAATCTAAACTAGTACCAACAGAACAAAAATGAATAGTAGCCAATTGTTCAAATTGTTCTTTAATATCTTTACAATTTTTAAGCGATTGTTTGATATTTTTATTGTCTTTATGAAGTGTAAATTCACAACTTTCTTCGTATGCATCAATTTCAAGAATTTGATTAGTTAAAATTTTAACATCAACACATTTTTTACGTTTAGTTTTAAGATAAAATGGTAAATCAATCGCTTTATTATCTGCACAAGCAATATTTGTAAGTGCATATATACCATAAAATATATTATTTTGACATTCAGTAAGTTGATGTTTTATAATTTCTTTTTGCCTAATACATTCATTTCTTTTTATAGAAAAATAATTAGCATTAGTAATATCAATGCTTAACATAAAAATAACGATAACGATAATTTTCATCATTTGTATAAAAAATTAAAAAAATTAAATCATTTTTTATAAAAAAAATAAATAATTATACCAAAAAAAACTTATTTAAATAAGTTCTTTTTATAAAAAAGAACGCTTCAAGTAGGGATTGAACCTACGACCCTCAGATTAACAGTCTGATGCTCTAACCAACTGAGCTATTGAAGCAAAATGTGTGTTATTAACACACAATTATAAATTAATATCTAATGTTTATATGAGTTTATATAAAAGGCATTTGTTCATTTTCAAAGATTGCAGAATTGGAAGATAATTTATACCAATTTATTTTATCTTGATTATTTTTTAATATTTGAATAGCATTTGGATTTTGAGATAATAAAGACCAATTAAGTTTATCTATATTTTCTTCAAGTAATTCAATATAATCTGAATTAATAGATAATACATCCCAATCTATAATAAAAAAACATAAAATATTACTAGCATTTTCATTATATATTAACGAATCAGTATCTATATGATCAAAGTTATCTAACAATATATTGTTTGCGCTTGAATTACTAGATAAATTAGTCCAATTTATTTTATCTAAATTATTGGATAATAATTCAATTGCTTTTTCATTTTGATTTAATGAAAAATTATCCCAATTTATTTTATCTTTATTTTGTTCTAATAATTCAATAGCATTATAATTGGAAGATAAAGCATCCCAATCAATATTATTTTGATTTTCATTTAATAAATTAATAGCATTTGGATTTTTAGATAAATAATTCCAAACAATTTTACTTTTATTTTCTTTTAATAGATTTATAGCATTTGGATTAGCAGATAAGTTTTGCCAATCAATAACATCAAATATTCCTAATTTATAATATTCTTTAGGATTTAATAATTTCTCAGTATTAATTTTTTCACGTAATAGATCAATAGCATTAATATTATTAGATAATTGATCCCAATATAGTTTATTTAAATCAATCCACGGTAATAAAACTTTTTTTTTATGTTCTAAAAGATTCCAATAATAAGTTAAGATCTTATGTATAACATTTTCATCAAAAATAGATTTATTTAATATAATTTTAACAATATTGAATTTTTTATAAGCAATAGACATTTTATATAAATAAAGTATAAATGAATATTATAAAGATAACTTTATTAAATATATATCTAAAAAAAAAATAGATTTCCTTTCAAATAATGATATTAAAATACAATTAGTGTATAATGGTTATATAATAGAATCTGAATGTATAAATAACAAAAATAATCCTTTAATAAATAAAGATTTTATATTTCATTATGTTAAAGGTATTCCATTAATAATAAATATATATGATACAAATAATGTTTTAGGTGATATTTTATTAGAAAAAATAATTAAGGAAGATTTTAAAGATTTTAAAGATTTTGAATATGTTAATAGTAATTTGAAATATTATTATGAAATTGTAAATAATAATAATTTAATATTATATAAATATTTTCAGATCTTTAAAACATATAAGTTATTAAAAATGATTGAAAATCTTAATAAATATAAAGATGTTTTATGATATCAAATCTATATTTAATTATTGGAAAATATATATTAATAATTATGTGGTTAATATTACAAAATCAATTGTTATATTAGATGAATTATCATTACAATATATTGAAAATAATATTTCATTTGATAAATATACAAAAACATTTACATATTTAACAACAAATAATGTAAAATTAAAGAAGGAATATTTCAATGTAAAAAAGATAAAATCCCGAAGAAAGTATCAATTGATAAAAGATTTTAATGATACTTTATTAACAATAGAAAATGAACATAAATTATTTTTAGATAATTTATAATCCAGTATATCCTATAATATATATAATACTAATGATAACAATGATCATATACCATATTCTTTGTATTTTTTCTCTATATGTTTCAGAATTACAGTGTGTAGCTCCAGGAAAGTTAGCTCTAGAATCTACAGGACATTCATTTGTAATAGGATAACACATATTATTTCCAATTTTATTATTATAAGTTTTTATAGGACAAGAAATACAATTATATCCATTATAAATATAACCTTCTGGACACCTATCACATTCAATGTTTTGATTCATATGTTTGTTAAATGTTCCAGGTTTATCACATTTTTTACAAGATATTGTATTACTAGTATATTTATTTTTATTAGCAAGTTTTTGATTGATATTACAGAAATCTTCAGAAGGTCTATAACATTCATTGTTATTAAACATTGTTTCAGTACATAGGGTGCAATGATCATTTTTATCACTTGTAGCAATATAACCAGCAGGACACATAGTGCATTTAGGCATTTCTTTGGTCCGGAAATGATCTTCACCACATACAAAACATTGAGGACTACGTGTGATTTGAGATAAAGGACTACTAGTTTGTGCAGTAGAATACCAATTTAAACTAGTTCCAATAGGACAGAAGTGAATAGTGGCGAATGTAGTATATTTTTCTTTGATATCGATACAGTTTTGTAGAGATAGTTTTACACCTTTGGACATTTAAAATGCCGATTTTACAGCAAAAAAAATATTCAAATTAGTAAAAATTTGGTTATAACATAGCGTGTACTATGTATGAATTTTCGTAAATATGTCTGGTCTTCTTCCTATTGTAAATATACTTTTTTACAATATTTAACATATTTTGAACGGCATTTTTATCTCTATTATGAATTATCTCGCATTTCTGCTTATCCTCTTGATGAGAAAGTAATCCATTAACAGTTATTTTCTTATTAACTTTTATATTATTCGGTTTATGACTTTGTCTTATCATAAATGGTTCTATTTCGTGATGACAACAATTACATAATTTAGATGTCCTAAATTCATTTACTAAATAAGTCCTAAATCCTGCATTTTTAAATATTTTTCTAAACTTTTTACATATTGTAGGTTCTAAACCACTCATATTATTACCTCCTTTATCATAATCACCCATTATAAATAATACATCGTTAGGTTCTCCAAACTTTTTAGTAAAGTTTTTTATCATTTTACTCTCGCTTTTTTGAGTATTGATATATCTATTTAATTTAAACTTTCTAAAAAAAGTCTTTTCATAATGAGAAAATAACAATAAGTTTAATTTATTTTTTTCAATTAAATAATTTTTGAACTTTTCATAATTACAAGTTCTTTTATTATGATGACTTAAAACGCTCTCAATTTCTTTAATATTTTTACCATTTATAAAAGTAGTGTTATTAACTTCTTCAATAATTTTATTATATTTTTTTTGTTAAAATCGATGTGTTTTTTTGCTTAAAAATATTAAATATTGTAAAAACAATGAATATTTTAGTAACAGGTGGATTAGGTTTTATAGGTCATAATTTTATAAAATATATGTTTGATCATTTTGAGTTTAATTTATTAATTAATATTGATAAAGAATCTTATTGTTCTAATAAGAATTTTAGAATAAATGATAATAAATATAAATATATTAAAGCAGATATAAATGATAAAAACTTAATTTGTTTTATATTGAAAGAATATAATATAACTCATATCATACATTTTGCTGCACAATCTCATGTTGATAATAGTTTTGACAATTCTTTAGATTATACTATTGATAATGTAATGGGAACACATACATTATTAGATTGTGTTAAAAATGTTAATAAAGAAATATTGTTTTTACATTTCAGTATAGATGAAGTATATGGTGAAAGTATAGATAGTACAGATGTTAAAACTGAAATTAGTCTATTATTACCTACAAATCCTTATTCTGCAAGTAAAGCAGCAGCTGAAATGTATGTAAATAGTTATAAAAAATCTTACAACTTAAAGACAATAATTTTAAGATGTAATAATGTTTTTGGACCGAATCAATATCCTGAGAAAGTAATTCCAAAGTTTTTAAAACAATTTAATAATAATGAAAAAATAACAATACACGGAAAAGGTGAAACAATAAGAGATTTTATACATATAGATGATGTATCAAGAGCAATAATAACTGTGTTAGAAAAAGGAGAAATAAACGAAATATATAATATAAGTGGTGAAATACAGATATCAATTATTGAATTAGCAAAATTAATCATAAATAAAGATGATATAAGTGAATATATAGAATATGTAAATGATCGTCCATTTAATGATAAAAGGTATGAAATCAATTCAAATAAATTGAAAAAACTAGGATGGAAGGTAGAAGTATTAAATTTAATGCATACAATAAAATGAATTATTATGATAAACTACAAAATCATTATATTGACCTTTAGCAACTAGTCTAGTATCTGTAGATAAATTAAAATATTTTATAAATTCAGTAAATAAATATAAAATCATAGTATCATCATATTTATTTAAATTAGATATGAATGGTATAAGTGTATTATTATAAATAATGTTAAATAGTTGTTTCGTCATTTTATAATATTAATTTGAGTTAAACTTATATAATTTATTGTTTTAGAATATGTGTATATTGTAAATTTATTTTTATATAAATAAATTCTAAATGAACTTATTAGAAAAATACGGAAATGAATTCAAAACTGATAAAATAACCCATCATAAATATCATGAAATATTCCCAATGTTTATAGAACAATTTACAGAAAAAAATGGTTCTATAATTGAAATTGGGTTAGAAAGAGAAGCATCTTTAAAAATGTGGTTGCATTATTTTAAGAATATGCATATATATGGTTTAGATATAAAATTAGAAAAATCAGGTGAAAGATTTACTATTTTTAAAGGTGATCAAAGTTCTGAAAATGATTTAGATAACTTCACAAAAATTATAACAAAACCTGTTTATTTTATAAATGATGACGGTTCTCATATACCAGAACATCAGCTATTAACATTCAATAAATTATTTCCAATATTAGAAGAAAGTGGAGTTTATATAATTGAAGATATTGAAACCAGTTATTGGACAAAAAATGGTTTATATGGTTATAAAACCAATTATGGTTACAAACATCCTAAATCAATTGTAGAATTATTTAAAAATGTAATAGATTGTGTGAATAATGAATTTATGTTAAAAACAATTGCTACACCTATAAAACACTTAGATATGATAAAGAGTATTACGTTTGCTTATAATTGTATTATTATTATTAAAAAACAAAATATGCAAAGAAATTATAGATTTAAAAATAATCTATAAGCATTATAAATAATTTTATTTTTTTAACACAAAAATTGAAATACCATTATGCCAGTCACCATCTTTTCCAGCTCTTACACCATGACCTTTTCCCCATTCTGGATGAACTCCATCATTTGTTAAAATTTCTTTTTTATATAAAATTTCACATTTATTATCTTTTATTGATTGATTTGTTCCATCTCTTATATTTTGCCAATTCCAATCATCTACTAAATAAATAAACTCATCGTCTAAACAAGGCAAATAATAATTTAATGCTTGATAATGACTTTTTTTAGTATGATTACCATCATACATATAAATATTAAATTTTTTTAAATTGGAAATATCTATATCCCAACAATTTTTTTCAATAAAAGTTGCATTATTTTCACCTTTAAACTTATTGAAATTTTCTAAAAATGTTTTTTTAGGACCACCAAACTCACTCCAATTATCTATGGCCACACAAGTCATTTTGTTATTACACATTGCTGAACATATTGAAGAACCTTTCCAAGTTCCAATTTCTAAATACCTTGCATCTATCATTGAACAAATATTATTATAAAAATGTCTTGTTTTTATACCAGACATTCCATCCATATTTAAAATTTCTGGTGTTACTTTAGATTTATATTCATCAGTTAAGTTCAAACATTTTTCTATGTATTTTATTAAAGTTGTCATTATATATATTTATATATATATATATATAAATATGTCTCATTATATCACAGGTGAAAAAATTCAATTACAATGTGATTTAATATTAGGAGATTTGGGGGATAATTGGTCTGTTTCTAAAAATCCTAGAATATTAAAAGAAGCTTCACATAAAGTTCTATATTTACAAAAAATAGAATCTAATGTAGATAATCCATATAAAATATTTTGTTATACACAATATTTGAATAAACTCAATTTTTTAATTTCAAAATTACTTTTTTTTACAAATAAATTTGTTATTATTTTTCATAATAGTGATATTAATTTTGAAATAAATCATTTAATATTATTTGATACACAAGCATAATTAAGAACTATAGATTTTGGTCTATTAATCTTACATTTATTATATTGATTAATAGATGGTTCAATCAATATTCCAGACCATTCTAGCGTTTTCTCAAAAAAATAACTGTTACTTTGCGTTATACCATCGTATCCACCTAATTCAATATAAAATCCGTTTTTTTTATTTTGAAACAAATTATTTAATTTTTCATCTAAATGAATTCCTTTGTTATCTTTCAATCCATAAAACATTTATGTTAATTTATATTAATTTTCTTATAACATAATCGCACGTATTATTCATTGTAAATCTATGTTTAATTTGCTTAAGATTACTTAAAATTTCGTTATATTTAGTTTCAGATATATTTAATAAATCATTTTCAATTTTATTAATATTATCTATATGATAAACTAATGCAAATTGTGAATAATCTATCTCTTCTTTGAAAGGTAGTGCATTATCACCATCGTGTATATATATAGGAATAACATTCATTTGAATTATTTCAAAAAAACGAAAACTAGATGGTCCGTATCCTCTTGGAGCTAATCCAAATTTACTATATTTGGTTTTTTCAACAAAATCAGTTATTAAATTTTTAGGTATTTGAATATTCCAATTATTTCTAATATTCATATAAAACCCAGATTTATTTGATAATTTATTATACATTATATTTCTACATCTATGAGTATAAGTACCTATAAATGAACATAAATATTTTTTATCTTTAAATGGTATCTCTTCTATATTACTTAATTTATTATCAATATCTTCAACAATTAAAGGTAATGGATAATCAATAGATGTACCAAGACTAAAAACAATTAAGTTATCAGGTTTATTAATACATATATTGTCATCCCATTGACATATTGTAAAAACTTTTTTATTTTGTTGTTTAGCAGTTAAACATTTTTCATTAACATATTTTTCTATTTTATTTTTGTCAAATTTCTTTAACATTTGTAAATTTAACCAAAAAATATCAATATATATGAGTTTATTTTTGATATCTATACTAAGATTTTGATAATAATCATAAAAATATTCTTCTAAAAATCTTCCATTTTTAAATGGCGGATAATTATGTTCAGGTGTTTTATTAATTGGACGTAAATCCGCCATTTATTTACTAAATAATAATAATTATTATTTATATATAATTTATTAAATGGGTATTGATATAGCTTCATTTAATGTTTTAGAATGAATATGTAAATTATTAATTTTAATCCATTTATTTTCATTTAAAATATAAGGAATATTACGATTTTTTTCATCTTTTATCCATTTATATTGATATTGTGTAAAATCTATAAATGACCATATACTTTTTACACCTTTTTTTATTACTCCATTTGTATGACATTTATCTGGTCCAAATAAATACATACCAATTGGTAAAGCATCAAATAAAGTATTTTTAAAATTAACACAATGGTTTTCAATATTCCAATGAGTAGGCAAAATATAAACTTTATCTTTATTTTTTTCTTTAAAAATATGTAAAGCTGTCATTTCACTCATAAAACCATTATTATTCATTATAAAATCACTAAAGTGATTTAACAAATCATTTAAATACTTATTATTTCTTGAAATAAATAATCCTGAAGAACAAGTCTTTATATTATCTTGCATATAATATAGTTGTTTTTCTGTTAACTCAGAAAACCAAACAACAGGATCATTATATATTAAGTTATCTAATTCTAAAAATAAAATATTTTCAAGTTTTTTTAAAATACATAAGTTATATAATAAATAAAATCTTTCAAATGCTCTAATAAATAATTCTTTTCTTTCACCTATATTATGAACTATATGAAATTTGTTTCTTCTTTTATTTAATATATTATTAAAATCATTACTTTTAACTAGTTCATAATTTATTAAATGTATATTTTGATATTTATTATAAATATTTATAACTAATTCGTTATTATAATCATTATATATATAATAAATAGGTTTATCCGTAAATAATCTTATTTGATGTATACATTCATTTAGATATGATTGTGTTTTACCAATAAATGATAATACTACTGCTTCCATTATATTTTATATTTTAATAGATAAAATTGTTATTAATACAAACGATATTACAATATTGATAATGATCTTTAAAATCTGTAATTAGTATTGAACCATTTTTTACTAAATAAGAGAAATTAGTAAATCCAAAAGATTCTAAGTAGTTCTTTACTTCAACTAATTTAATATTATTATCCAAATATGTTCCACCATATTCAAATTGAATTATTTTAACATTTTTTAAACAATCTTCAAATCCTTTTAATACTGATAATTCAAATCCTTCAGTATCTATTTTAATAAAATCGATATGTTGAATATTTTTTTCAACAATATAATCTTTTGCTTTTTTTATATTTAATAATATTTTATTTTTATTATCATCTATCTTACAAGATGTTTATTTATTATAAAATGATTGATATTTAGGATAATAATATAAAGCTCTATTATTTTCACCTAAACCAAATTTGTTAAAATATGACTTTTTATTATTATTTTTTTTTAAAGATATTTCATTTATGAAATCTTCTCTTGGATCAAAATAATGACAAATACCATTAAAAAATAAATAATCACTATCTGTTCGACACCCAATATCAAATATTACGTTGATATTATCTTTGATTCTAACAAAATCTATGCCAAAAATATTTAATTGTTTCATTATGTCAATTTTATCCAATAAAGACAAATTACCCTAAATCCAGATGTTTTCCAAATATCATCATTAATAAATTTTTTAATATTTACTGACAATAGTTCTTCTGGAAAATCCTGATGAGGAATATTATTATATTTTTTTTGATATTTAAAAAGACTCTTTATTATATGGAAACTTTTGAAAAAAATGGGAACCTACTAATAATTTAGTATTATTGTCAATTACTGATAAATCAGTAATTGCACTATAAAAATTATTAAATAAAATATCTGTTTTTTTACCATAATTAATTGATTGAAAATATGAAATTTGTTTATTTTAATAACAACATCATAACTATCTATTAATTTACCCAAATTTCTTATTATGTAAAGAATTAGATGGTCCAACTAATGCTACAATTTTATTTTGTATCATTTGTTGTAGATTTATTATTTTATACTTATCATAATGTTTATTATTATTTCTATGATTATTTTTTTTTATATTTGCAAAATGTCATTTAATAACTCTTTAATTTTTACATAATTTCTTTAATGTAATGTAATTATAAAAAATATTAAATCTAACAAATTAATAAATGCTATTAAAAATAAAATTAATTATTTAAACTTATTAAATACTAAATTAGAACAATTATATCAAAATATCAATAAATTAAATACAAATAAAATTTCAATAATATTAACTTGTTGTGTAAATGTTGATCGTAATATTTGTTGTCTATTTCAAATAAATGCACAAGAAAGAATTAATACATATATTAAATCTATCAAACAATGGATTGATAAAACAAATTTTAATATAATTGTTGTTGAAAGTAGTGGATATACTTTTCCAGAATTACAACAAAAACAAAATAGTAGATTTCAAATCATTACATTTGATGCACAAAAAAATATTGAATGTAATAAATTAAAATTCAAAAAATCAAAAGGTCAATGGGAAATTTTTGCAATTCAATATGCATATCAAAATTCAAAAATATTACAAGAAACAGAATTTATAATCAAAATAACTGGAAGATATTATATACCAAATTTTGAAAACTATTTAATTGAAAAGAATATAATGAACTATGATTGTTTAAGACAGAATAATAAAATTAGTTGTGAATTTCTTGGTTGCAAACAGAGATTATTTAATCAAATATTCAATATATGTATAGAGGATGGTCATATTGAAAATGTTTGGAGAGATAGAATAAATAAATATAGTAATAATGTATTAACATCTGATATACAAAAAATATCACCAACTCAACAAGGAGGAGTAAATGTAATTAGAACTTTTTTATAAAAAATTATTGAATAAATAGATAATATTGATACTTTACTTGATTACATATGCGCAATATAAAAAAAGTAATGTAATTTAAGATATTATAAAGGGTATTTTAGTAATGTAGTTAAGCTACAACTAAATTTCAAAATATATAAATGATAATTAAAATTATAAATGAATGTTAGTGTAATTATTCATACTTATAACAGATTTAAATACTTACTATGTACTTTAGAATCTATCAAAACACAAGATTATGATAATTCAAGTGAACAAGACTATTATACATTTTTAGTAATTTGTTTATTTAATATCAAATTTTTTGTTAACATATTTATTATTTTGATATATTTATATCTTAATTTTTTATATATAAAGCATCACCCCATTCAGCATTAGTCCAAGAAGTTTCAACCCTTTTAAAATTAAAATTTTTTAAATATTCATCTATTTCACCAACCAATGCACAATTTTCATATAAATAGTTTTTATTTACTTCTAAATATAAATAATCAAAATTATTTAATAAATTACCCATACCTTTCAATGCTAATAATTCAGCACCTTGAATATCAATATTTAAAAAATTAGCAAAGTTGTCAGGTATATTATCTAATTTATACATTGTATCAATTCTACGATTATTTACTTCAACATTACTAATATATTGAATTGAAGGATGATATTTTTTATGTAATCCCAATTCAAAAATTGAAGATGATTGTCCATTATTTGTTATATTAAGTTTTGTTGTTCCAATATCAGTATCACAACAAATAAAATTTTTAATTATTCGCGTTTTATCTATTTTTAGATTATTTTCAACTAATGTAGGATTGGCTTCAACCCATATAATTTTGTCATTACACAATCCATAATCATTATAATCTTTCAATTCTTCACAATTATGAGCACCAATATGCAAAATACCGTGAATATTCATATTATACTTTTTAGTAAGTGATTTAAATGGAATTAACATTTGATATTATTTTAATTCTTAAACTAAATTTAATTTAAAAATTTAAACGAATTATTTGTTATTAATTCTAACTTTATTATTAATTAAATTTATTCTGCAAAATTATTATAACCTAAAAAGATAAATCTAACTTTAATTTTGACTTAAGTGTAATGGGTAATCTGTGAAATATTTTTCATATTAATTATTATTAAAGATATCTGGTAATAATGAAAAATAATAATTTAGTAATTAATAGTTGGTTTGGAAGAAAAGGTAATTATATGACTTTAGGTTTATTTAATACGATATACATCATATTTAAAATAGTATTATTACTGCGCATAAGTTTATAATCGTTAATAAATAGTTTTAATGCAGAATTTTCTAATAATGTTTTATCTCTAAGATCTTTTATAAATTCAGGCTAATAGGTGAAAAATCTTTATTTTTAAGTAATTTAGATATTATACTGATTTTATATTTTTAATTTTTTTATATAGGCATTATTAATATTAATAATAATAAATAAAAACACTATTTTTTTCTTGAATACCAATGATAAGATATATAATCTAAATTATTATTTGTATCAAGTGTATTTGTGTTTTTCCAATTCAGTTTTCTAATTTTAATTTTATCAAAATTAAATTTTAACATATAATTAAAATAAAGTTCATATTCAGAAGCTCCGCCTACATTTATATCTTTAGGTGTTACAAGCTTTAAAAATATATTAAAAAAAGTATTATTGTGAAATTTTTCAATTTTAGACATTAATTCATCTAAAATTTTTGTTTCAAATATCATATGATGACATATTCCTGACATATTTTCGTTCATTTTAACTAAATCCGGATGTAATTTTTTCATATGATCAAAATATGATGTATGATATCCTGCGCCATAATTATACAGGCATTTATTATTTTCTACAAAAGTAGTTGGTTTCAAGGAAAATGTATCACTATCAATTACTAAATATTTATCTAAAATATTTGGAATGATTTTACCAACATACAATTTTAATAATTGCTGTAAATACCATTCATTTCTTTTCAGTTTTCCGTGATGTTCGGTAACGGTATCTATATTAAAAGGAAAAATATTTTCATTAATGGTAATAGATCCATCAATAATAATTGATGGATCATAACAAATTAAATAAATATTTCTATAATCAATAATATTTTTCTGTGTATATGCTATTTGTTGTTTTATTATTGATGCATCATTAGGTCCAACAGGTATAACAATATCAAAACTCATTTATATTTAATATTGACTTATTTTAATAATTCAAGTAACTTTTTGAAAACATGTTATATAAAATTAAGTTATTAATTTTATATAAATATGATACCTATTTATGATAGTAATATTGATAAATATAAAGAATACAGTTTTGATGCTATAAACAGTGGTTGGATATCAAATTATGGTGAATATATACAAAAAAGTGAAAATAAGTTAAAAGAAATTTTAAATGTTAATCATGCTATTTTAATGTCAAATGGTACTTGTGCTACACATTGTATATATTTAGCATTAAAATATAAATATCCTAATATAACTACAATTTACTTACCTAATTATGTATATGTTGCTGTATATAATTGTTGTTTAATGGTATATAATAAATTAAATATTAAAATATTAAAGACTGATGCAGATACTTTAAATTTTAATACTGATACCGATTATTTAAATTCCTTAGAAAAAAATTCTGCTATAGTAATTGTTCATAATACAGGTAATGTCATTAATATATTAGAATTAAAAAAAATAAGACCAGATATAATTTTTATTGAAGATAATTGTGAAGGTTTTACTGGTAAATATGAAAATTATTATACTGGAACACAAAGTTTATGTTCTTCATTATCATTTTATGGAAATAAAATAATAACAACTGGAGAAGGAGGAGCATTTCTTACAAATGATATTGATATTTATAATTATATAAAAAAAATATATAGTCAAAGTATGACAAATGAAAGATATGTACATGATAATTTAGCATATAATTATAGAATGTCAAATATTCAAGCTTCTTTATTATATGGACAATTATTAGATTTTGATAATATTATTTTAAAAAAAAAGTTAATTTTTGATAATTATAAAACGTTATTTACAAAATTAATAAATGAAGGTAAAGTTACTATACCAATAAAAAATCTAAGATGTTTAAATGCCAATTGGATATTTGTTATTAAATTAAATAATATCAAATATAAAGATATTTCTAAAAAATTAATTAATAACAATATTGATACGAGACCTTTTTTTTGTTCTGTAAATAATCATAAACATTTAAAAGATATTCAAAATAATGATAATGAATCATTATATAATAACATATTTATGATACCATCTGGGATAACAATAACATATGAAGAACAAAAATATATTGTTGATATTATAGAACAAATATTATATAAAACTTTAATTTCATTATATAGTTTAAAATGTTAAAACATTGTCATATTTCAATAATATGTAATGAATTAGTTTTTTTAAAAAGAAAATTACCTTTTTTATATAAGTTTTTTGATCAAATAATTTTTATTGATTATGATATATTCAATAATACTAATTCTAATGATGGTTCAATAGAATATATTGAAAGTTTTAATGATATTGAAAATAAAATTATTTTAATAAAAGATTATTATAACAAAGATATATCTGGATTTAATGGTGTTAGTATGATAGAAAAACAACAAATGTTTAGTGTAGGTTCAAAATATATTAAAGATAGTATTGATGTTATTTGGGCTACAGATGCTGATGAATTCTTTGATTATGATTTAATCAATGAAATTGATAATTTATATAAAACAGATAATACATTAATTAGTGTTGATATACCACATATAATATTTTTCTATAATCAATATAATGTATTAAATAATAAAAATTTTTATATTTGTCCTAGAATAACAAAACATTTTAAAAATAAAATATATGGACATTGTAATTTTCAAACATATGGTAAAACAATTAAATTACAAAATAATTTTTTATTACATTTTGCATATGTTGGTTATAATAAATGTAAACAAAAAATTGAATTATATAACAAAAAAGGTATGTTTCATTCTTTAGATTTTCTAATAAATTATAAAAAATGTTTAAAAAATAATGAAATTAAATTTCAATTTAAACATCCTAATCCAAATGTTTTAGATAATATAATATACAATCCAAATATTAAAATATATGAATATATAGATGTTGATAATATGTGTAAAGAATTGAATAATTTAAATGTTATTTAAATATTAAAATGAAAAATACTGGTGAAATTAGAATTAATTCAAAACTTGGAACTTTTCTATACAATATTAGTAAAAATACTGAATACACTAAATATGTAGAAACTTGAACAAAAAATGGTGATGGAACTACTTTCTGTATATTAAAAGGATTACTTGAAAGAAATGATAATAGTATTTTACTTGGATATGAAACAAATAACATATTCTTTAATACAGCAGTTAATAATTGTAAAGAATATTTAAATAATAAAATTTTTATTTATAATAAAACATTAGTATCATATGATGAATTACCAGAAAATGAATTTTGGAATGGTCAATCAAAATTTCAATATAGTTATAATATTGATTTAAAAAACTGTGAAATTGAAAAAAAATTGATTTTATAGATGTATTATTATTGGATTCTGGTGGTTGGTCAAGACAAGCAGAATGGAATAAATATAAAAATGATATA